TTCACTATCAACGTGATAATCACAACATGGACCCCAATTTGTTTTTTTCCATCGTTGTTTTATTTGAGTTTGCCAATACGGTGATGTGCACAACCATTGGTTATCTCTGATTAACTCAATCTTTTCATCAGACACTGAACGATTCTCCACAACCACATCGTGATGCCTCATTTGGATTCACAAAATCAAAACCTTGATTTAATCCTTTTGTTTCCCATCGCATCTCTGATCCAGAAATGTATGGAACTGCTTTGGGTTCTATCCATACTTTAACACCATTGGTTTCTACCGATGGTTCTTCTGATGGATTATCAACAAACTCTAATGTGTAGGCAAGACCGCTGCAACCTGTAGTTCGTACACCAATTTTGATTCCCTCACCTTTACCACGTTTGGATAATTGTTGAATAATCTTATCAGCAGCTTCTTCAGTTAATGTGATCATATCTATCTTCCAATGCCAACATAATCAATTCTCGTTCTTCTTCGGTGTAATTTTTCCAGTTTGAAATTTCTTCTAAACTTCTTAGACATCCAATACAATATCCATTATTAGAAACTTTGCAATAATTTCTACACGGTGTTTGAATCATGTTTCTTTTTATAGTCTTCTATTGCGGCCTTGATGGCATCTTCTGCAAGGATGGAACAATGAATTTTGACTGGGGGCAAAGAGAGTTCTTGGGCAATTTCGGTGTTTCGGATAGTTGCCGCCTCATCCAACGTCTTACCCTTAACCCATTCTGTAACCAATGATGATGATGCGATTGCTGATCCGCATCCGTAAGTTTTGAATCTTGCATCTTCTATTACTCCCTTATCGTTAACTTTAATTTGAAGTTTCATCACATCACCGCAAGCCGGAGCTCCGACCATACCCGTCCCAACTGATGGATCTGTTTTGTCGAGTGCCCCTACATTTCGAGGATTTTCATAATGGTCTAAAACTTCTGCGGAATATGCCATACTATTTTCTCCAAAAGAAAAGTGTATATTAAGAAATATTTATTAGTTAAGTGATTTGGTAAAACTGGTTTTAATCTTGTCTGCGTCTCATGGCAGATTTTGCCATGTTAGAAACAGTATTTTGAGGAATATCTGTTTGGTCTAAATCAACGACTTCATCAGTATTTCCATTTTCTGAGGTATCAACTTCATTTTCTTGGGTTGAAAATTCTACTATTTGGTCATCTATATTTTTAATCATACTATCAATTGTATCGTTATCATTTTTCATCGAAATGAGATCTTCTTTTGTGTAACTTAATCTCGTTGCATTTGATAATAATTTTAATACCGTGGATAATTTAACTTCTGGTTTTAAATTTTTTTCTTGAATACGGTTATGAATAACCATGAGAGCTGTAATAACAGATCCTTCAAGTTTATTTTCATTACAAACATTGGAATTATCGAGGTCATCGACCTCGATTAAATCCTTAAAACGCATTATCTGAGTTCTCGGCCGAGGGGTTCTTCGCCACCGGCACCAGCATCAGCACTACCGAAATCATCCCCTTCGTCGCCAATGGCACCAATGTCGGCATCAAGATCTGAACCCATATCACCCATATCACCCATATCACCCATGTCACCACCACTTTCACCAGTAAGACCACGAGCAGAATTATCAAGAGATCCACGAGTTTGATTCAATGTGTCAATAAGTGTTTGCAAAGACTGACCAACCGAACCTTTAAACGATTCAGATTGTTCAGAACCAATTTGATCACGAATGGTATCAACAAGAGGAGGCAATTGTTCATTCATCATCTTGGAGACATCGGTAATCATATCTTGAATAGAATCAACCATATCTTTTGCGGCAAGAACTGCTTCAGCAGTTTCCATTTCACCTTCAAGAATCATGTCACGTCCACTGATCCACTCTTGAAGACCTTCCTGAACCATAAGCATTTCCATATACTTGGGGTTCTTTTCAGCGGTGTGGATACCGTAAGATTTACGAATCTGATTCAGATTCTCGGAGATTGCATGGTTAAGTCGTTGTGCTTTTGCATAACTAAGATTGTCATAATCAATCTTAAAACCAAAACGGCTTTCCATTACTTTATTAAGACGAGTAGTTTTGTTAGGTGTTAATTCTTTTAAATTCATGGCATTCTATCCCATAGTTTATGGTATTTAGCACGATTTAGAGATTTTTTAAGTTCATTTCTTGCCTTTTCAAATTCAATTTTGGCATTCGTGAGTCTTATAATCAAAAATTCTCGTCTATCTTTGCTAAGATTTTTCGTCATCAACTTGCTACTAAACAAGTCAATTTCATTTGAATATTTAGCACAATTTCTATCTGAGTTCAAAAGATTTTGAGAAATCGAATAGTATCGTGTTGAATCAAAAATAGTATAAAAAAATGCAGATTGTCTAGAATAAAATTCATGTATTAATCTATTATCCTTGATGACTTCCCAACATTTATCATCTTTTTTTTCAATAGTAAATAACCCAACAATCCATCGGATATTTGATATTGGAAAACAAAGTGGAAAGTCTTTTGATTTTCTTAAGTTTATTAAATGGGATTCAGTCCAATTTTCAATTTTATGTATTGCTAAATCAACAAATAGTTTACCTAGTTGATCTTTTGTAAGTGATTGTTCCATCAATATTTTTTCGAATAAGTAAGTCTTTGATTACCAATTGGTTAGCAATTAATTGCTGATGTTCAGTTAATTCTTGTTTTTCTATTTTGTCTTGTTTATCAAACCACTCTAGAAGTTCATTTTCTTCGTTAGTTATTGCTATTGAAAATCCTTGGATAATATCAACAATTTTCATTTTGTAAGTAGGATTGTAATTAATCCAAGTAATGATGTTGCTAAAACAGTTAAAATTCCCCCACCAATTGCCAAAAATCTTTTATCAGTTGCTTTGGAAATTGCTTGATGGTCTTGTGATATAGTTTCACGAATTGCTATAAGATGCTCTTCTACCGAATTCATTCTTTTATCAAGTGACTCTAATTTTTCATTAAGAGTATCATACCTGATAGCACAAAGCTCAACATGAGTTGCTAAGTTTTCAGATTCAATGTTGGACTTTGGTGGTCTAGCCATATCTATATTTAATTTATTAGGATTATACACTGGATATTTAACTACAAAAAAGGGAATTAATTCCCTTTTTTGTATTATCTAACTACTGTTATTACGATGTTGCCAACTTGAGACCAACGTCACTGACGTTAAAGTTAAAAGCTGTAACAGCGGAATTAGCGTTGGATTCGAGGTCTGTAGCGTTCCAACCACCTTCTTCGCAAATAACCGAAAGAAGAGTTGTATTTACTTGATAAGCGAGAACTGTTGCTTTTTGACCAACGATACCAAGGACTTGCTCAACTGCTTCGCCCGTTCCCATTTGGGAAGCGAGGGTGGCATTTGCTGTAAATCCAAAAGCTTGGAGGGGTTTACCGACACCAACTGAGCTGATAACACCAGAAGTTTCGGCTAGGGTTGCGGCACCACCAGTTGCTACGACTGGTTGAGCACCACCATTGGTTCTTGTAAAGGTAGGCATTGTAGTTTCCTTTTCTAAAAATGCAGAGGATAATCCTCATGATTTTATTTATCATTTTAGAAAGAATATATAAAGTCCAAGTATTATTTTTTAGATTCTGAAATTCGTTTGACACCACGAGCAAATTTTTGAGGATCTTGTCCACGAATAGAATTAAGCAATCTTCGTTCCAGTTCGTCTGCTTGTTCAGCATCATAACTTTCACGAATGAAATTAATCAGATTAATCGCACCAGTAATCACATGATTGGCACGAGATTCGACCAAACTTTCACGATCTTTCTGAAGTTTAAACGAATCTAATTCTTCTAGAATACTACGAGTTTTACGTTGCAAAACGATAGCCTTATTATTATAGTGTATTTATTAAGAACCACATGCTTTATCACAAACTACCAGTCTGCCCTCCTCGAATGTTTTCTTATCCCAACAAGAAGGAATATTCGAAAACCATTCAATACACTCTTTTAAAGGTCTTTCCAAAGCATTATTTGGTTGTAATAATTGTTTTATTTGAGCATTGACTGGTTGATGCCATTGTCCATGTCCATATGTCCTTGGACTAAATCCCATAAAACAACATGGGTACACTTCCCCATTTGATGCAACATAGATACTATTATTTTTTATTGCTTGGCAATTAATTTTATTTTTTGGTTTGTCCCATACATCTTCTAAAAATATATCACCTTTTTCTATAGTTGATTTATAATGATTTAAGGTTAAATTTCCAGTAAAATTTCCTATAACTCTTTCTAAATTTCCATCACTGTTAAAAACAAGACCACTGTCTCTTCCATGATTCACTAAGTAAAAATTTTTGAATCCCAAGTCCTTAGATAATTTTTCGCAATCTTTGATTTGATGTTGATTGTGATCAAATTTAATCATTTTCCATACTGCTTTGCCGCCAGATGAAATAAAAGTTTTAGCATTATCTATTATTTTATTGAAATTAGTTTTTCTTCTATAAATCTCATGTGTACCAGATAATCCATCAATACCAAACTCAACTATTACATTTTTGGTAGCAAGATTTTTCCAAAATTTTTCATTTTGTAGACTGCCGTTAGTGCATATACTGACTGGTTTATTTAAATAATCTAAAATTTCTAACAATTCTGGATTCATCAACGGATCACCGAAATTTCCCTCAAAAGTAATTTTTTTGATCTGATTTAAAAAACTCTTATCAAATATTTTTTTTATTTCTTCAAGTGACAAATGTTTAACGTCATACCCATTATTATACGAATATCCAAATAAATTTCTTGGGCAAAGTGGACACTCTGCATTACAAAAACTACTTAATTCTATTTCTACATGAGTTATAGATTCATATTCAATCACATCAATCTACTTTCTTTAATCCAGCAAGCATTTGTTTTAATTTAGTTGATTGTACCTCACCCACTGGTTGATCATTCGTCATCGAAGGATTTACTCCACCCTTGGGTTTAATCTGTGCAATAATGGAATCTGCTTGTGGTTTTAATTCTCCTGGTGTGCCTTGTGCTTCTTCTCCAGCATCGGTAATTTTTAGAGTATCAATATCGTAATCTAAATCAACACGCATTCCTACACCCGAACTGCTACGAGTCTTTAACAATTGTAATTGATATCGACCACGTTCACGCATCGAACGGGTACAATGAATACCAAAAACGTTATCGGCAGTATTAATTTTAGAGATACCACCAGAAATATGAGAGTGGTCAAACTCTGGTTCATCAACAGCAGAACGATTTAACTGTGATGCGGTAACCAATAAAATATTCATTTCTCTTGCAAGATTACGCAACTCTTCCGATACATATTTGTCCTTAATGAACAAGTCATTGGGTGACACTTTGGCAGATACTGGCATCACAAGATCGAGATAGTCCACCATAATAAAATCTACTTTTTTACCTGTTTTGATCTCAAGCTCTTTTAAATATGCACGAATCTGATTCACATTAGATTGTGCTGGCATATATTTAATTCTCAAAGAACCTGCTTTCTTTGATACGAGTTTCACCTTGAGTTCAACATCATCAATCTGCTTGAATACTTCTCTTGTTGACACATTGGCAACCATCGAGTCCATACGCATTGCACACAATTCTTCGGAAAGTTCCAGTGTGAGAAACACACCATTGAGACCTTGTAGAATCCAGTTGATAGAAATATTCTGCATAAACAATGACTTACCAGAACCAGAACCACCAGCAAAGATATTAAGTTCTCCACGATTCATACCACCGAACAATCGTTTGTCCAAAGTTTCCCATCCTGTGGACACCTGACCATTATTCGACTTAATCTTTTCCAATCGTTTTCTGGGATCCTCGAAGTAATCGGTTCCCATATCTTTGGTCAACGATATTTGAA